AACAGACGATAACCATTCCTCTGGATTCTTTATCCAACTTTCCGGAGCATCTTGCTTTCGGAGCATATGGGCTGCGATACATTCAAGTGTTCCAGTTGAACATTTTTCATGTAACCGATTACGAATATCACTCCATACTTTCTTCATCGGTCCTGCTTTAATTGGCGATTCAGATGAATGTTCCTGATTATATACCTTTCGAAGGTTTTCAACTTCCTCTTCATCCATTATCTTGAAAACGGATTATGTTATTTGTAAACTAGACTATATCAAGTAAAATGTCAAACGAATCAATGAATGATCTAAAGCGATGTGTCAAGCAATACCGTGATGTAGATAATGAGATCCGAGTGCTCAACAAGAATGTACACGACAAGCGCGAAGCTCGAAAGATTGTAGAGATGGAGATGTGTGATCTGATTAAGCTTCCACAGTTCAACTCAGTTGACAAGCTGAAAATTGATGATGATGGATCATTTATTAAGATTCAGCGTCCGGATACCTACGCAAAAGCCTGGAGTCTTTCAAAGAAGGATCTAGAAACTTTAGTTGGTAGCTACTTTCAGTCAACAACTACTCCATCAGCAGCTGAATGTATGAGTTATATTGTCGGGCAACGGAAGAAAACACTAATTGCGAAAGAGTTTGAGTTTACACGTGTTATTAAGGAAGACGACTAATAATTTAGTATATATAAATATCAATGGAACCGGACCATGCGGAACTAGATGATGCTGATCTCGACGCAGTTATGACATTGGTATACATGAAACAGGATGATATTAATTCACTAGAAGCGGCTGCTCTAACAATTTTAAATTTAAATAAGCTAGATATTTCTGATGAAGTTCTAGAAAAAGTATATGAAAATACTACTTTTGAAACAGTTGTAGAAAACGCAAACCTTTTTGCATACTATGGAATTATTCCTGAAATTGAAGTTGATGTGGCAGGGGGTGTAAAATTTGCGCCAGGAGTAGAACCAACTCCAGTTAAGGAACGAGGTTTACGAGTTAAAACATTAACTCCAAAAGGTCTAGAGTACGCATCGCCGCGACCGCAATCTCTAGCATCGCAGAAGAAATATATAAAAACTATTAAGCTTGCTGAAAAAGTCGAACGTTCTGCTAGATTAGCAGATATCGATGCGAGTAAACAGTTTGAAGGTATATCATACGATGATCTAAATCCTTACCTAAAAGGACTTGATGTGTGTCAACCAAAAACAGCGTCTCAATTTATGAGAGCTCTGTTTCCAGAGAAAGCGGTATCAATATGGACAGAAGTGCTAAAAAAGAACTGTAGAGACATCTATGAACCTGGCGGAGTTGAAGCTCAGTGTAATAATTCTATTGGCAAAGTAAAAGATACAGATAAGTGCTATATTTGTGGATTTGATTTTGACGATAGAACAGAAGGGTTACAACCAACGTGCGAACATATATTGCCAATTATTCAAGCCATCTTTTTCTTAGATCTTTATCGAGGAGCAGATAAGGGAAAACACACTCCTGAACAGATGGATATTTTGCGAAAAGAATATGCGTGGGCACATAGATGTTGTAATTATGTCAAAGCCGACAACTCATTTTTAGTCACAAAAATTGATAGATCAAATAATCTTCCAAAATGGGATTTTGGTGTTAATCAGACAACAAAAGTATTAAGCGACATACATAAAACTTATAAGTATGAAGGTACAACTACAGTTCAAGCATTGATTTCTGCTAAGGGATATGATGTATGGCTGCAAGAACGTCTAGAATACATAAAAACTCAAAAGATGGACAACATTACTAAATATATTAGTGATAGAGGTATGGGTGGTACGGTTATAATGTTGGGGTTTGGAAACTGCGTTGATTCTACAAAAATGAATGACGATTTCAAAGAAATACTTCAGAAAATCGAAAAGGGCGAGGATTTATCCGATATTCGTCCAACGAAGAAAGCAAGAAGAATGACCATGGGTGGTAAAACTTTCAGACGTAGAAATAATGGAAAGCTTTCTACAAGCCGCCAAGGACGCAGCTAAGAAAGCCGTAGTTGACAAACTACCAGGACTTATTGAAGAGAATGAAGAAATGATCGCAACAAATCTCCGAGCGGCTCTTGTTAAAATGCAGCCTCCTGAAGCCGCGCTGTTTTTACAACATTGGCAAAAACTAGATGAAGTTGTTCGAGAAACTCTTAAACCTAATGCGGTAGATGTGGGAGGTAAAAAACGAACCAAAACAATTAAAAGAATAGTACGTCATAAGAAAAAATGAGTTCACCAATTCTGTATAACCCTTACAACGCAAAAAACCGCTTGTTTACCAATACGGATATACAAGCGATTCTTTTGAAACACAAGTGTAAATTTACAATTCGTAATGCAGAGCTGTTTCAGACCGCAATGGTACATTCGTCATACGTAAAGCGACTAGAATACACAACCCCAACGGGAGAGATAACAACCCTGGCACCAAAGCCAAATAATGCTCTAGAATTGTTCGATCAGTCATATGAGACTCTTGAACATCTAGGAGATTCAATTTTAGGAGCAACGGTATCGACATATCTTCTTAAGCGGTTTCCTCAGGAGAATGAGGGGTTTCTTACTGATTTGAAGAAGGATATTGTATGTAACGAAATGCTTGGAAGTCTCAGTCTAAAGATTGGACTAGATCAGTTCTATATTATGTCAAGACACAACGAGGATGTGTGTAATGGGCGTACAAATGCAAAAAAACTAGGTGATATTCTAGAAGCATTTATCGGTGCGTTATGGACTGATTGTGATAATAACTTTCAAACAGTATCATCGTTTATTATTTCACTAATTGAGATGTACATCAATATTCCAAAACTTTTAATGAATAACCGAAACTTTAAGGAACAATTACAGAAGTTCTATCAGGGTAAGTTTCATTACACTCCAAAATATACTATGCTTTCATCTGCTGCAAACACATATACGATGGCTGCAGTAGACGAATCTGGAAATCATCTAGGTATTGGTAGCGCAGTAACTAAAAAACAAGCAGAACAACTAGCTGCTAAGAATGCATTAGACAGACTTACATAGAAATACCAACAACTTTCTTCTCTTTAGGAATACGTCTAATAAGTAGCTCTTTTTGCGTGCCACCAACAGACATATCTTCAGCTCCTTCAGGAATACCTTCAATTGCGCGAAGTACTTCCGAGACACGCTGAGGTTGATCAGAAAATTGTAGGAGAAGCTGAGTACGGATTAGACTCCGTCGAAGGGGTGGGCGTGATGTACGTACACTTCGAGAAATGTTACCAACTCCAGATCCTTCAAGAGCAAAGTTGTCAACTTGGTTATCTCGCATAAACTCTAAAATCTTAGCAGAATTAGTTGCCTTTTTATTCTTGAGATCTTTGATTTGTTGACGTAGCTGGCGCTCTTGATCGTCAAACGCGATCCATTCTTTTAGAGTATCCTTTATTTTTTGCGTAGCGTCTTCTTCCGCCATTTGTGTCCTTTATGCTTCATAGTTGAAAGTCTCTTTCCTCCCATGTTTAAAGTATTATGGTATTCAGACATATATGGAATGTATGATGACACAATTTCATGATCCTTTAGAACCTTTGCCATGCGCTCAGATTGAACAATAGCTTTATTGAAGATACCACCCAATACTGGAACCCAATTAGCTAAGTGCGCAACCGATCCACCAATATCACCTTCTACAGCTGAAAGTGTAGAAGCTAGTCCGGCTACTATTGCAGTGAATGGAGCAACTACTGCGGCTCCAATTGGACCTGCTATACCTTCTCCTATATCATTTGCACTCGCAACTCCGAGTTCAGTACTTCCATGAATGGCTTCTAAAGCAAGATTTGCAAATGGTATGTTATTCTTTAACGTGTCTACCGTTCCCGTTACTGCTCCGTAAACTGTTCCAATAGGTTCGCCGATAATAGAGGGTGTAACATCACGAAGAAGTCCCTTTAATGCTACATCTGTATATGGGTACTTAGATTCACCACCTTTCTGCTTCAAAGCCCGTAGCATTTTTACTGCGGTTTTTTCATCAAAAATTGGTTTTGTTTTAGCTTTGTCGAAATAAGCAGACTCCTGTATCTGCCTTGTGCTAGATGGATTAACATGTTTTAAGTAGATATACAAACTAATTACTTTAATTATTGTATCTGCAAACTTACGATCTTTTAGTCGCCTACGTAGTTCACGATGAGCGTTTTTTTCCCGCTTTGTATACGGTGGATCATCATATATCCAAACCATTATTAAATGACGATAAATTATAATGGATCAAGACCATAGTGTTACTTGGAATTCCCAAATCGAACAAATTCTTTCGGAAGAAGGAGAACGGTCATTATGCTATTCTTGGCTACACTCAAAGTCCGAAAACTTTTATTCTAAATTAAATACTTATTTATCACTTCCAGTTATTATGTTATCTACAATAGCTGGAGCTGGATCGATAGGAACAGAATCACTTTTTAAAGGATCGCCTACTGCTAATATTGTAATTGGATGTATCAGCTTATCAGTTGCTACACTAAATACGATTGGAAGTTATTTTTCTTGGGCAAAAAGATCGGAATCACACAGAATTGCAGCTACAACATACAAAAAAGTATATCGGTTTATTCTTATTGAACTAGCATTACCTCGCCATGAACGTATAGTTGCAAAAGATATGTTAAAAATAGTACGTGAACAATGCGATCGCTTACAAGAAACAAGTCCTCAAATCCCAGAGGGTGTTATTTTAGAATTTAAGCTTAAGTTTGGCACTACCACTCCAGACGTCGCAAAGCCAGAAATAACAAATGGTCTTCACGCAATTATAGTACATTCTCCCGATCACGTCAGTCCTAAAATTTCCACTTCCGATCACACTCAAGACATGTTACAAAAGTTGTCATTGGCTCATCCGCTGAACGAGTCTGCATCTGGTAGTAATCACACTTTGTCTTCTTCTTACAAGCAGAACACCACATAAAGATAGCTGCGCTCTCGTTTTTCGAATATAGCTTCTTCTCTGATTCGATGATACGTTCAACAGCATCTTTCCAACGCGATGGACATAGATCCACGGCATTCATCTCTGCAAATTCACGTGTCGTAATCTCTCGCTGTTTTAGCATTAGCATCCACTTTCCATCGTCAGATGATGTTGCCCGTCTACCGTATTCGTAAAATGAAATAGCACGACTTCTATACATGTTCCAAAATACACGATTATTCCAATCTACATCGATATTTTCCTTGATGGCTTGCTCGCAAACAACATGTAGAATTGACTCCTCTAACTGAGTAGCTAGCTCATCACTCTCCAGTAGTTCCGTGAAGTTTTCCACGACTTTATCACGAATTGCGCATTCTACAAACACGTTCTTAGAGTGAGTCTGAATTGGTCTGACAACATGTACAACTTCTCGTGAGTTGACAACCTCTTCTTCTTCATCATCTTCTACAATTTCATGATTAACAACATCATCGTCGTCTGGATCAGGAATATCTGCCCCTTCTCCTTCTTCCTCCTCTTCATCATTTGCAAACGTCCACTCTTGAAACACGGTCTCATAGTGATCTGACTTTAGATTGACATACGCTGAGACGTTAGCATCATATTGATCCTGTTCGTCAGATTCGGAAGCAAGAATCAGAATCTGACCAGTATATGACTCTTCGTCAAATGGTGAAGGAAGCATATGTTGATTGATATGTTCTTCATCTCCATTTGTAGCTGCAAAGATGCTCAGCCAATGCGTGTCTTTGATAGCATCTTGAATCTTACCTTGAAATTGAATTTCAGAGTTCTTATACTTTTTACGAATCCATTCAAGAACATCTACTGTCTTTGATGGAATTTGAATATCTCCAATTGTACCATTTGTTGAAATAACAACACAGTTTACCATCTTATGTTATGTCGATGTTAACTTGATTGATTTCGTTTTCACCATGAAAATGATTCATCAAAAACGGATTCAATGTTTACAGATTATATCGGTAGCATAGGAACAATCAAAAATGTCAACCAATTCTTACGTACCACCGCACCTGCGAAACAAGCAGTTTACACCTGAACAATCAACCATCGAGCAATCTCCAAATATGGAACGCAGAAATCCCTTTCAGAAGGAGCGGCGCGCACCTCGTCGCCAGCACGAGAAGCCATTCTGGCAGATCGAGCAGGAGAAGGCTAAGTTGGAAGCAGAAGAGAAGAAGAAGGCTGAGGAACGCGGTCTTGAAAAGACGGTAGAGAATTTCCCCGCTCTTGGAGGCAGCACTGTTACAGGGCTTAGCAGTATCTGGTCTGCTAGTCGCACGTTTAGTGAGCTCGCTTCTGAGTGGAAGTCTACAGATGACCAGCGTAAGGAGGAGGAAGAGCGCCAAAAAGAGCGCGAGAAGAATCATATAGAGGAAAGCAGGCGTGATGATCTGTTCCAGCTTCCTCGGTTTCAGAATATGCGCCGGTTTGGTGAGCCAGAGGATGAATATTACGAAGAGGGCGATGTTCAACCCGAGCAGTCTGTTCCAGAGGAGGAGAAGTGGACTGTTGTAGAACGCCGCAAGTATCGTAAGCCGAAGGCAGAGTTTGATTTCAGCGAGGATGATCTGGACGATTATAACGAAGACGAGGAAGATGGTACAGTTTGGGGTGCTCCGGAAGATCACGAGACCTGCTGGGATGATCGTCGTCACTAACCACTGGAAGATGTAAAAATAGGAGCGCTAGGCTTCACAAACAAAGAACGCAGCCAAACTGCAATTTTTTGCGCCGCTAAAACCAGATACATTCCATGTGGTCCACTTGACTGAGTATATCCATAGTATATACCACCGCCAACTGAGAGTAGAATTAGAAACACATTTAGTATTTCAATGAATCCATTTATTTCTATTTGTTTAGCAGCCCATTCATGTATCCAATGTTTCTTCTTTTTATCATCTTTACTCTTCTCGTCTCCTAGTGGAGCAGCTTTTACCTCTTTTACATCAGGTTTCTTACCCGATCTTTTACATCTCATATATGTCTTACCGTCATGAGGCATAGGACCACCTGGTAGCTGCTCAATATCATTGAAGAAGACTTCTCGATTTCCTAGCTGTTGAATAGGTCTAGAACCAGGTATCACATTTTTTACAAGCAGGGCGAAATCGTTTGAATCAATGTTAATCATTGATTTGAAGACAACCCATTTGCACGACTGGCAAGGCGGAATCACTAATGATCCATCATACACATAGTATGACCCAGCCGGAGGAACCATCATAAATAATCACCATTGTTCACCTAGCGCAACCGATGTAGAAGCTACACTTGGGTTCGCATAGGGTACAAACGCATTAAAAAAGTGAGATGAACTTGTAGATGTGGGGTTGACTCTTACTAAAGAACTCACACAAAGAAGTCCAGATGTTGGACTGCTGAATATGGCTACTACTTCTGCGTCAGCTTGTACATTCTCTATTGTATGGTGGCTTGGATGCGTGACAAGTAAAGTCTGGCAGGTATAACTTTCTCCAGCAAACTTGCAGCTACCAAGATTAGTCTGACTCTGTAAGATGAGCCCTTCATCAGATACTATCACATTTGCTTGTGATATATACGCATCATCGAACGTGAGTTCACACATTAGATCACATGGCTTCGAAGATGACTGTGATAGATTTATTGGACTTTGATCGGAATTTGTACATTGATCACCCCACGAAGAACTAGTTCCGTAGATACTCATTTGTAGTTTCTCATGATTTTGTATCCTGAGAATAAGCAATGGACGCTACTGGAATCTCAGCTATCGTATCTAGTATATTATTTGTACTAATTGGCGTAGCATATGGTCATAAACTATTCATTGAAGGAGCGTTCACATCGGGAGCTC